TTGAAAAGATGTTTCTGTATTATTTGTTGTGTTTGTTCCTTTTATAGTAAAATCAGTACCCGTTTGTACACTACTCGAAAACGTGGCTGCGCCTGTGGTCTTTTTTATAGTTACTCTTGTAGCTACCCCTGTTTCATCTATATTTAAATCGCCATTACCATTTATATTTATACCATAATTTCCTGTAGGGTTTATAGACCTAAATAAATTAATATGTGCATTATTATTATTAGTTATAATTACACCTCCTGTTGCAGCACTTGTTAATGTAAAATTCCCACTAAACGTAGCACTTGTTGCTGATATTGAAGAAGAAAACGTAGCTGCGCCTGTGGAGGCTGCAAATCCTAGAACTTGTGTATTATTTGCATATAATGCTAAAGATCCCGTTGAGTTATTTCCACTCATTCCAACAAAGCTAGACGTAGGACCAAAGTTTAATAATGCAGTAGTTCCAACAATTACACTACTCGAAAACGTAGCTATGCCTGTGGAGGCGATGGTAAGATGTGCAGTAGATGAACCACCAGCCGCCATTTTAATAGCACCCGATAAATAATCATTTAATATTGCAATGTCACCTAAAGTTCCATTATATATGTAAGTACTTCCTGCAGTTGTAATTTTATAAGTACTTGTAGTAGAGCTATATTTACCAATCTCCCCAATTCCTGCACTTGTGTTACTTAGAAAACTTGTTGAAACATAAGAACCTGTACCTGCAGTAGTATTACTAATTATTAAATTAGTTTGTGCATTTTGATTTATATTAAACGTAGCAGTACCGGCTACTAATAATCCATTTGCTGATGCTGCTGTGGTAGTTCCAATTGATAATCCACCATTACTACCTAATGTCATTGCCTGCGTAAAAGTTATGGCATTTCCTGCTGTTCCACTTGGGGCTGTAAACCATTTATGTTCTTGAGCTAATTCATATCTACCTGCTGTACCTGTATTTTTGTATTTAAATCCAGAATTAAATACAGTATTTTGCATAAAATATGCAGTATTTGAAAAAGCACCAATTGCAGTTGCACCATTTAATTCAATTACTCCACTAAATAATGTCCATGTACTTGGTGTAACTCCTAATCCTAAATTGCCATTTGCATCATTGATTAAATTAGAATCCCCTAATGTTGTTGCACTTGTAGCCTTTGGTATTTTATTTGTAGTTAATCCACCAATGGTGCCACTAACTGTCCATGATCGATCTGCTGTTAAATCAAATGAAATTCCATTAATTGTTAATGTTCTTGCATTTGTTACCGGTGTAAACCCTAATGCTGTTGTAACATTGCCACTTGTTAATGATAATGTGCCACCTAATGTTAATGATCCTGTGGTAGTTACTGTGCCTGTCAATGTTAAACCACTAACTGTGCCTGTGCCACTTACACTTGTAACCGTTCCTGTATTGGATGTTTTATTATTAAACGTATTCCAATCTGTGTTACTTAAATAGCCATTAACTGATCCAGATGCTTGACTAATTGAAATTACATTTGTCGTAATACTCAATGGGGCCGTAGCGCTTGTGATCCTATTTAAATAAGAAATATCCCAATTAGTGGTATCTGTTGTTGTTGGGATCTCAAATCCTGCTGTTAAGCTAATAACACCTGTAGTATTGGTATATGTTAAACCAAATGCAGTGGATGAAATTGCAGTCAATGGAATATAATTATCTGGATTGCTATCTAAATAATATAAATTACTGTCTACAGATCCATCAGCTTTTAAAAATTCTGTTGCTATGCCACCTGATTTCTTTAATGATGTGGCAATAATTGATCCGTTTACTTGGACCGTGTTAACATTATCGTTTACAATTGTACCAAATAACCATTTGCCATCGCTTGCAATTCTTGCACTTTCAATATCATCAGCTGTAAATATTACCGGATGTGGTGTATATGATCCAAATGTAACCCCACCATTTAAGGTACTAAATACCCCTTTGATTGAATTGTCCATGTGAGTTACCCCAATCATGGCAGCTGCTGAAATACCCTGTACAATAAAGTTTGTGGCACCGGCATAATATGCAGGCAATTGACCTATAAAACTATTCCCAACCGAATCGATCCCACCCTTTGCTGTTGCTGATCCATTGGTGTAAAATTTTATGCCTTGGCCTGCCCTTGTAGCTACGATTGCTGCATCAGATGTAGTATTTGCTTGCCATGCACCCGAAACACCAAAGATGGCCGTTTCTGTGCCATTCTGCCTTGCGCTAAATGATCCACCACCTGTTGCCCCTGTATTATCAATTATGATTTTTCCGTATGCCGTAGAATCTTTTGCATGGATCATGCTTGATGGCGATGTAACACTTAATCCTAAATTACCTGCTGCCGTTAATCTTGCTTTTTCGCTTGTTCCGGCATATAAAGTAATAAAATCCCCTGCTACATCTGTACCTATTCTAAATTCCCCTGTCGCATTAGTTCTTTTTAATATCTGATGTGTATCAATTCGGTAACTATATGCCCCATCAATGGCTATATTACCATTTAAAACGGTTAACATATCAGCTACCCCAAATGGATTTGGAATTATTCCAATCGTTCCACCTACAATTACATTTTCTAAATCATCAAAAATTAATGAATTTGAAATACTATTTGTGCCATCAAATCTTGGCACATAATTTATATCACCTAAACCAATTATTCCACCTGCATTCTCTAAAGCAGTTCCAAATTGTATGTTTCGCCATACCAAATCATCCTCATACCATTGTAAAATGTCTGTGTCTGTACGATCAATAACCTGCACATCATGTAGTTCCTCAATTTCGTAGCCATTATCTACCTTTACATAGATTTTACCATTATTTGCATGGGCATAAACCACAAAACCCATAATCACCGTATGATCTGGCGCTAATGGTTTTACATTTGTAATCTGTCCTGCAACTGTAGGTGATAAATAAAGTATATCCCCATCGGCCCATGTTTCCCCTTGCAGATCACCGGTGGTATCAATTTTATTAACTAATCCGGATGTTGTTATAAAACCTTCCTGATTGTTATCTATATCCTCTGTAACTAATCCTAATGTTCCGGCTGATGTTGCATCTGTAACAGCTAATGCCAAATCTACTTTTAATCTTTGGCCTTGCGCCCCACTTATGTAAACAGCTTGATAATTTTCCTCTAATAAATCATCACCGGTTTTATTTACCACCCTTGTAACTAATTCTTGACCTATTTGTAAAGTAACATTACCACCCTTTAACCTTAAATCAGCTGTGCCATCAGTATTATTCCATGACATTGTGCCGGCTGTTACCGGAATTGCTGAATTAGTGGTATTAAATTGAACAAAATCAGATATTAAACCATAGGTGCCTAAATTTAAATTCTGTGTGGCCCCAATATATGGCACATAGCCTCCACCTCCACCACCTCCACCGTTTTCAATATTCCACCATATTTTTTCAATGGCTGATAAAATAGTATCGCTTGCCGTAACTGTTCCTGTTATTGCTACAAATCCGGCTAATGTGGTGGCTAAAACTCTGGCTGTGGTAAAATATAATCGTGTTCCCTCGGCTATTGCTGTTGTGGTGGATCCTATTGGTAGATATAAAGTATTAGCCGTAGCTACTGTAATAAAACCACTTGGATTACTTGCCAAATAGTAATTATTATTATCTAATGATCCATCCCCTTTTAAAAATTGTGATGATGTGCCACCTGTAACCTTAAATTGTGCTGCTCTTAAAAATCCATTTTGATCAATAAATACGTTTGATCCACCACCAAAACCATCTGAAATCTGCTTTTCACTTGCCGTTAATATATCATTATCTATTAATTTTAATAGCGCTTTGTAGGTGTCTGCAACAAGTTTACCGGTTAATGTAGCCATTTAATATTGCCTTTATATTTCGTGCAATTTAGGCAAAAAATCGTTTAAAAATTTGTTGGCCGATTGCTAACAATATGAGGATAATTAATATCTGATTTATTAATGTTTGAATCCATCCTATTTTTTTGGTTTCGGATTCCCTGTAAATAGTCTTTGTGATGTATCTGTATTCTATTCTATATTCATTGCTATTTATATAAGGATAATAATTAATAGTGGCCTTTAGCTTGTTTTTTTCTCCACTTATGATCACTTCACCTTGCTGACCTTTTATCCTCTCTCTAAATGGCTTTAAAATGCCATTGGAATCGCATGGATTAATAATTAATATGGTATCTTTTAACTCTTTGTATTCGGTAATTATTTTAGTGATCACTACAGAATCTTTTTGATCAGTAAACACAGGTGATTGCTTGACTGATCTACATGAAAAGCTAAAAATGATTAATAAAAATGCAAGATATTTCATGATTGAAAATATAATTTAGCCTCTGCCATTCTTCTAATGGTTAATCCGGTTAATGTTTTGCCCCCTGATTTATTCCATTTTAAAAATTCATCTTTTATTGTTAGATCATTGGGATCCTTATTTACCTTTTTTAATAATGTAGATCCTTTTAAATTGTTTGGCCCTACATTATAGCAAAATGAACATAATGCACTAAACTGATTGCTGTTTATATCATCCCTGCAAAATGAATCTACTGATTTTTGAAATGGTTTTAATAAATCCAACAATAATTCTGTGGCTTTTTCCTCTGTGATTGCAGGATCGGTTAATTTTACCTTATTTCCATCTGGATAAAAGGTAGATCCATACCCAATTGTATTAACTCCGGCAGGACATTTGTATGGTTTTGATTTAAAACCCTCAAATTTTTTAATTAGATCAATTCCAAATTGATTGCAAGATGTTATTTTCACTTTATTGGTTTTGTTTTAATAACCTTTGGCGCTTTTGCTATCTTTAAATTGTGATTTTCTACCCTTAAACCTTCAATTTCTATGGTTAATTCATCCACCTTTTTGCTCAATTGATCCACTTTAGCTTCCAATTTTTCATTCATGGCAGTAAACATATCAATAACTTTCTGGGAGTTTTCTAATTGTATTGTACTTATATCGGCATTTTCTTTTCTTCTACCAACGATCCATCCTATAAATGCTGATCCTGCTGATGTGATAATGCCTATGATTGCTTCCCTTGATTCCATTATTATAATTGTTGAATTTTATTGCTGATTTCTACTATGCCACGAAAATAGGTATAATCTGAATCCTCATCAGTCAAATAGGTAGTTCCTTCATTTACGCAGGTAAACACAGAAAATCCATCAGCTGACAAATCAAAATACCCTGCTGATCTGGTTCTAATTAATTGTAATATTTGTGAAATTGCTTGATTGGCCTGTAGTTCTCCCCCAGAATCGCCACTAAATCTTGTAACTACTTCTATTCTTGTTAGAGTTTCAGTAATAAAACTTGTTTGATTAAAATCAGCTTCATTAGTACTAACAGAATAAACATAAATGTATGGGTAAACTGATGTGCTTGGCACCCTGTTAAAAACCGGTAACACCGTAGCATTTAATGTAATGGTTCCTGTTAATCTGGTAATGATCGCCTTGCGAATAAATTGGATAGCCTCTAACATTATTTAGTCAATTGTTTAATTTTATTATCTAACCTAACTTCTAATTTATTTAATTCCTTTTTTATGTTTGTAAAAAAAAATGGTCTTGCAGGTAGTACTACTTCTTTAATTCCCTTTCCTTTAAACTGCGCTGCGTAACTATCATTAAATCCTAATACCTTTAAATGGCTTAAATCTACCTTTCTACCTGTGCCAAATTCAACGTATGGCGCATAAGGTGCCTTGGCAAATATGCTAACTCTATTTTTTCCTACCCTTTCAAAAAAGATACTTTGCATTAAATTGCCTGTATCTTTTTTTACATCTACTTTCATTCCCTGTACAGCAAATGCAGCTGTGTAGGCCAACTCATTTGATAATTCCTGTGCTGCCAATTGGCCCAACTGTTGGATTTTTTTCTTTAATGAATTTAAATCCCCTTCATTAATAGTTATGCCATCCTTTTTAGCCATTACCCTTCAATCTTGGTAGCTGTTATTTTAACCCAAAAATTTTCAATGGTTTGGTATCCAGAATTAATCCTGTATGTGGAGGCATTTCCTTCAACCTGTAATATATCCTGATTTTGAATTAGATCAGCTGTTGGCCTTCTAATCGCAATATCTATTTTTGTTTCAAGTGATCTGATCCCATTCTTTGCTGAAATATCCCCAGATGTTTCCAAAACTTGACACCAATATGTACCAATAACAGCTGTGGTAGATGTCCACCCACCATAACCATCAGCAGTTTTTGTCAATCTGCTAACTATAATTCTTTGCTTTAGATCACCTGATGTTAATGCCATTATACAAACATTGCTTTATACCCATTTAAAATACTTTGTGCTGATGATGGTACATCCTGCACTATGGTTCCTGTAACGTAATCAGTTCTATTATCGTAATAAGTACTAACCATCATTAACAATGCCTGTTTTAATAGGCCATCATTCATGCCGGCTGTAGTGTAATTAATCTTAATATTAACTGCATCACCTATTAATTCAATGATTTTATCATCTAAACCAAATACATTATATGTCAATGCTGTATTATCAATGGTACCGGTAACACTTTGGATTGATGCTATTGGGCCAAATGGCACATCAATTAACAGATCTAATCTTACAGCCGGTAAATAATAGGTTCTTGTCTTTGCGACTATATCTCTGGACATATAATTTTCGGCTGCTATTCTTGCAGCTGTGATCATAGTTCCAATAAGCGCATCATCAGCTGATGTATCAATCCTAACAAAGTTTTTAACATCACTAACAGTAATAATTTCTGATCCTGTTGTGCTATTTATTTTTATTTGGCGCATTTTTCTTTTTGCTTATAGCTTTTGTTTCGTAAACTATTTTTTCTTCTTTGGTTTCTAATTCGGCCACTTTAATTTCCTTTGTTTCTGCCTCCACCATTACACCAATTTTCTTTTCTAAATAATATTTTTCAAGATCCTTTGGTAAATAATATGATTGCCCTGCAATGTGCATGGTGTTACCATTGCAAACAGTTTTTAATATTTTAACTTGTGCCATGTTAATCTATGTTTTCGGATATTTCCAATGATTCATCATCAATAACCGGATTAATAATTTCCTGTATTTCTTCTACTATTTCTTCAACTTTTTTGGATGATTTAATGGCCCATCCTTTTGATATAAACAATTTTTCAACCTCGGATGAAACATCAAAAATACCGTATGCCTTATAATAGTTAATACCATCATTGACATTTTTTAGCATTGTTATTTTGCCCATATTGTTTTATTTTTTGAACAAATATAAAAGAAAATGGCACCCGAAAATCAGGTGCCATTATTCTATTTGGATTCTACGATTGACTAAACACCAATTGCAGCAATATCCGTAGAGAATACACCACTAACAAAGGCCAATGGCGCATAGTTAGTTAATGCAATTCTTTCAGTTAAACGAACTGTTACAAATCCTTCACGAACGTTAATTCCATCCTCTCTAAAGAATTCTAAAGATAGGTTTTCACGCACCCACATTTGAGTACCCATTGCAAAGTTACCAACCAAATAAGATCCGGCAGTAATTGCAGTATTAACCACTACAGGGATTCCCAAGAATGATGGCTGTAAACCTTGATATACTTGATCTTTCAAGTACTCATTAGTTGTAGCTTTCAATAATAAGATTTTAGTAAAATCTGTAGGGTTAACCATGATGTAATCAGGTGTGTAATTAACCAAAGCTAATTGATTGATTGCAACTGTTAAAACATCAAATTGGTTAGCAGCTGTAATTGTATCTGCGAATGATCCTGCTGCGAATGCTGTCGATGCGTATGAAACACCTTCAATGTTTTGACCTGATCCATTACCATAAAGCAATTGAGTATCCTCAACAGTTAACAATTTCTCCGGCGCACGCGCTGATAAATATGATGTCAATTGAGCAGTATCGGCTAACATTTCCTCTGAAATACGGAAATAAGTACCGATTTTTCTTACGTTTGCATCCTCTGCTGTCAAATCGAAATCTGATTCTGGATATAATCCACCTTGTGCGATTGGTGCTGCACCATTATCATAAGCAGATTCACGCACGAAACGTACTACCTCTGCTTGTGTAGATCCCTGTGGCAATAATTGGCGCACATGGACTGCTCTTGTTGGATCGTACTTAATACCTGCAACATATTGCGCAGGAATAACCTCACCTGTAAAGTTGTTAGCTACAGTCATATCACCTGCTTTGATTTCAAATGCAGCTGAACGACTTTTGCCATTAATCATACCTTCTAAAGCACCTTTGCTGATTCCTTCTAACAAACCTTGCTTAAATGATTTCACTGTTGCGCCACTTGCTGTTTTTTTAGCAGCAATTTCAGCAGCATCAATGCGTGAATGAATTTCAGTGAATTTAGTTTCTAAATTCTTGATTTCACTTTTCAATAACTCATCAGCCTTTCCTGTTGCGCTTGCAACTGCTTGGCCTTCGGCTTTTTCAATTCTTGAATCAATGGCTGAATTTAATTCATCCAATTGTTTTTTTATATCCTCTGACATAGTTTTTATTTTTTTATACTTGTTTTTAAATAATTAAATATTTCGGAAATGTCCTCACTTTTATCTACCGGCAATGTGGCATCTGGTGCCGGCACTGTGGTAATGTCAATAAATAATGATTTCAATTTCATCAATTCACCTTCAATTGCGTATCCAAGTTCATCAGATACATTTTCTTTTTTGATCATTTTTGCCAAAATATCAAATCGCTTTCCTAATAAATCCTGATCTATTAAACCTTTGGCATCTGTAATCATAGCTAATGGATTTGCTGCTAATGTAACGCATGAAATCTCATATAACTTTACTTCCTTCAATTCACGCACCCCATCCTGTCTGAATGATTTTACTATAGGCATAATCCCTACACTATTCTCATTAATCACCCCACTTTTCATTAGTAACAAAATATCTTGGCCCATTCTTGTCATAGGTATTTCAGCGACAAAATATAAACCATTTCCATCCTCACGCAATTCTGTAAACTTACCTAATGGCTGATCAATACGGTGCTGATTGCAATAACGCACTCTGGATCCGTTTTCGTTTAATGTCTTGGTGTATGCACCGGCTAAAATAATGTCATTGTCTGAATCGATATTATTAAACACTGATCCATAGCCTTTAACAATACCGTTTGATTCATCAATATCCTCTAATCCTATGGATGTTTGTTTGAAAATCATATCGTTTTACTTTTTCTCAAAATTAGTTTTTTATTGTATTCAAAATGCAGATACAAATATTTTTCTTCTAATTAAGATTATCGGGAATAAACTCTTGATATACTATATTATTTGTTTGTCCAATTAATGGTTTTTTATGTAAATTCTCACCATGTAATATCTCATCTGGTATCCCATCAGGAAACGCAAAACACCTATTAATTCCCCAAAAATTTAGGCAACTATTGCATAACTCACTATCAATTATTTCTTTATTTACGGGCATATATTTTAAGTTTATCAAAGAAATTTTTTAATACAGTTGGCATATTTTGTGGCTCACGATAATACATAACTAATGATTCTGCAAAAACTTCATCAATATCTGTAGATCCGTAATTACTAATTTTATATAAATCTTCTTTTTTTATATTTTTATAAATTGCTATATATTCATCTCTAATAGCTTTAGTCTTACTTGAAAATTCCATGATTCCATTTTCAAATTTACCAAATCTTGATTGAACAAGTGATCTATTAATTAATCCTAATAATTGATCTTCTATTGTATGTCCTAATTCATGAATAAATAAATCTGATCTCATATCATTTCTACTGATATGAACATGATATCTGCTGTAATTTAATGATTCTTTTGCATCTTTTAAATAATCTGGTGGTATTTTATTACCAAATGCCTCCCAATGATTAACTCGTTTTTGTGTTCTTTCTTTATAATTAGCAACACTTGATGACCATAATCTGTCTAATTCATCTTGTTTTAATTTTGATGCATTATATCTAATTAACTGTCCATTTGCAGATCCTAATTTTCTTGAACCATTATTTATAAAATCCAAAGGTTCTAATGCCCAATCATTAAATACCATTTTCATGGTTTTATTTATTTCGTTAGCAGTATCAAGTGTAAGACCTTTATAATTTACTGTTTTAGCTATTCCATTATCTACTGCCCATTGTTCTGCTTCTTTTATAGTTTTTGAATTTGACTCTATAACTGCTGTTTCTGCAACTATGGTAGTTAATACCTCCGGTGTAATTAATGCCTCTGATATTGCGCTTTGTACCTGTGCCTGTGCAACTCCAAATCCAATATCTGTAATGTTTTCCCCTGTAGTCTGGGCATTTGGTTTCGGAAATACACTAACACCACATCTGCAATTGATCACATTACTTGCTGATCCTGCCGGATCCCCTGCCCATTTAAGGAATTGCCCTTGAACAGAAAATTTACCGGCATTAGGTACCGTTTGCCCATTGGCTGCGCCATGGCTTGCCCTCTCTCTGCCATCTATTGATGTGTGCCATGTTTTCATTAAATCCCTGCCATCAAATACACTTTGAGCAGATACAATGGTGGCATAATTAGCAGCATTTGTGGCCTCTGTTCTTACTAATCGCTTTGCTTGGTATGTTGAATATTTATTAAACTGCGTTTTAAGCATCTTGGCTTTGACCTTTTCCCCCTGATTCATGAATGCAGGATCAGACATTAGTTTTTGAGTAACTGCAATTAATGTGTTTTTAGCTGTGCCACTGACCAATGTAACCCTCTGCGCCCCTACTTGTTGACCTACAAATGCAAATGATTTGGCCCAAATAGACATTAAATTATCTAAATCACTTGCCTTATTAAGTAATTTATCCACATTCTTGTAGTACCATAAAGCAAAATGTAAACCAATTTTACTGTACATTTCTGTGTACATATTGATCAAATCATTTTCCTTAAAAAATACTGATACATCTGTGGCTGATAATGCCCCCTGTCTGATAAACATGGCAGATGCTTGATCGTATTGATCATTATAAAACTTATAAAAATCTTTTACTGATGATCTTTCTGCCTTGGTTAATTGCTCACTAAATTTAGCTGTGTAATTTTCTTTGGCTGCCTTGATTTCCTTTTCTTGCGAATAAAGAGAATTGCAAACAGCTAATCTCTGATCCGATGTGGCAAAATCATTCACCACATTTGGATCAATTACACATCTGCCAATGAAATCATTTAGATCCTCATTTACTCTCGGTGATGGTAATGGCATATTATTTTAGATCATAATCAATGTCTAATGCCTTTGGATTCTCCAACGCATCTATACTAACATTCTGTGGCGCTAATGATGTTGGGATAAAATAGTCATTCATGTAGGCATTTACTTCATCTTTGCCATAGTTCATGGCATCCCTTTTCTCATTTGGTGTAATCCACCATGCCGATGCTAACTGTGATACCAACTTATCCACTTCTTCTTGCATCTCACTAATCATAGTGAAATCGAAATCTAAATACAGATTGGCCCCAAATTGTGGCACTAACCACCTATTCAATTCATCCCTAATTTTAATTAATTCTGGAATTACAGCATTTTGATACATGGCCTTTTTGGCCTCCTTCATATTGTTATAGGTAGATGAATCGGTATTATTAAGCAATTGCACCGGAATATTGTAAATGTTACATAGATCCTTTACGGTTCCATTGTACTGCTCAATTAATGATAAATCTGCTGCACTTAATCCGAAATTTACCCATGATAAATCCTTTGATGATACGATCACATCACCGGCATTATTAGTACCCTGATATTGTTTTCTAAAATTGTCCTTTAATGCCTGTGCTTGCACTTGGTTTATGGTTCCTTCCTTATCAATTAGCATTCCCCTTGATGTCTGATTTTGCAGATATTTTACACCTGTTGTTACAGCTTCATTGTTTGCCGTTAATACCCGTAAACCTGCACGCAATGGTGATTGACCATATAAGTTAGATCCTGCGCTGTTGTAATCCGGATTAAAATCTTTGATGTGGCAAATGTCCTCTGGATCAATTTCCTGTGTGGCATTATACCGGATCCTGTATCCACTAATTGGATCTAAAACCCCTTGTGAAACGATTTCCACCAATTGACTTGGCAAAACATATAGCTGACCAAATTTACCTTGGTTTGGGCCACTTGTTGGCTTAATCCCATAAATGTATCTGTTGCCGGTTAGTTTACCGAATGCAATCAATTCCTGCAAAAATGTGCTAAATGATTGCTCCGGATTTGGCCTTGTCAATAATGCTTCTAATGGACTATCTGTGATCTGTGTAAATGCTCTTTTGCGTAACACATTAGCTTTATACATTGCGCCACCATCCATAATTCCAGATGTCATGGCTTTATATTGCTTGGCTGTACCTTTGTCATTTACTTCATAGATCTGAAAAGGTATTGTGGTAGCTGCCTTGGTTATCAGGTTAATAATAGAATATACGGTGGCATTTCTTTGGTATCCATTAACGATAAATGATTGATCATTTTCCTCTTGCATAATAATACTTGTGCCTAACCATTGGTACAATAATTTATTATATGCCGGATCTGTTCCCCCTAAAGCCTTGATGATTGATTGTCTAAATGTATCTACTATGCCTGCCATGTTATCGCTTTTTTTTGTCAAAAATAATCAATTAAATTACAAAAAAATCATTCCTATTTTTATACTTTGAGTAAACCCCATACCGGATTGCATCCATTAAATGGTTCTGCTTGTCAATGGGTTTATTGATAATGGTTCCATCTTTAAGCTGTTCCCAAAAATAGAATTGAAATTCATTGTGTAAATTCTTGCTTTCAAAGCTATAATAAACCTCAAATTCCTTTAGTAAACTAATTCCTGCGTTTATGGATCCTGTGCCTTTTACTGCCCCTTTAGCTAAAATATCCATTTGCCTTAATTCCTCAATTGATTTCGGCTCTGCTGAATCGCAATAAAATAGATCCTGATCATAGCCATTGGACTTTATAAACTCTGCAATATCCCTGTTTGTCATCCCCTTTTTATAGCAAACCTCATGCAAATATAACCGATCTTTTACTTTGGCTATCTGCACAATAGCTGTAGGATCCTGTGCATATCCAAAATCCAATCCATAAAATATTTCATCAAACTCTGGGAAATTATCTTTTGGAATCTGTTCCCATTTAGGAAATATCTGCCTTTCGGAAAATACTGCCCTTTTGCCTTCGCCATACACTCGCCAATAATCTGGATCCCTTTCCTTTAATCTTTCTATTTCTGCTACCAATTCAGCAGGTAAAAACTTATTATCTAAATATGTGGTGATCCATGTTTCGCAATCCTCACGATCTATAACCTGATCATATATCCAATGTATGGGATCTGATGGGTTAAAATCTATAATCATTTCATCCTCTGTCCTCATTAATAACTGTCTGTAGTCTTCGTAGTCTAACTCATTGCCCTCATTGATATAGCAAATATTACGTTTCCGGCCCCTGATTTTTTGTGGTTCATCTACGGATAAAAACTCCACTGTATGATGGCCAAATGAATATGTGTTTTCGGATTTGTTGTGATTGCCTAAAAATAAGATTCCCAACTTATCAAGAATTTCCATGAAATCCCTTTGGACTGATCCTTTGATGGCCGGCAATGTCTTGCGCACAATACTGACCACTAATGGTTTTTTAGTGCTTGTTAGCTTGTAGATTAGGTATTGACATATCGCATAGGTTTTACCGGATCTGGTGCCACCTTGATGTACCTTGATTCTTGCCTTGCTGTTTAATGTTTGGTAAAATTGTACATTGCATTCCTGTACTACTCGTTTTCGATCTTTGCCGGTGTCCATTCGATGATTGATGATTCTACACCTGTTTCGTGTTTGATTTCTGTTCTCTCCACATATCCTCTGCCCTTACCTTTTGTTTTTAAATGGAATATGATCGCCACTATGTTTTCTTTCATAATCTGGCTGTGCAATTTGGTTTCTGACAGATCTAATGCAATATCATTTATTTCCTCTACCTGTTGTTTATACACCGGATCTGTATTCATCCATAGGTAATGTGTTGTGCGTTCAATACCGACCAACTTTGCAGCTGTAGTTACGATCCCCAACGATTTTTCCAATGCTTGGATCATTCGTTTTTTATTCCCTGCTGTTGCCTTTGGCCTCCTCATTTGCTTAATCTTACATTATAACCCTTTTCAATCAATTCTGTGTATGCTTTCTGCCTTGATTCTTCATCGTTAAATGTCAACTCAACTAAAAATAGATCCACCGGTGATTCCTCTGGTTCCGGTTCCAATGTCGGTTCAAACACCGGCACATCTAACCCCCAATCATTTAACAGGTGTTCATCCCATTGGTTTGCTAATATATCCCAATCCCATTCACCATAACCAACATTATCTTTAATTATAAATTCTTTTTGCTGATCAGCTGTTAACATGGATGCTTTAATAACCGGCACCCTTTTTAATCCGGCTTCAATGCAGGCTTTTAATCGCATATTACCACCCAACACGATCATATATTC